GGCATCGGCTTCGTGCCGTACAGCCCTTTGGGACGCGGCTTTCTCACCGGCGCTATCACCAGCCCCGAGGATTTCGAAGCTGACGACTACCGTCGCCAAAGTCCGCGTTTTCAGGGGGAGAACTTCGCCCGCAACCTGGAATTGGTGGCAAAAGTGAAGAGGTTCGCGGCTGCTATTGGCGTTACGCCAAGCCAGCTCGCGCTCGCCTGGGTTTTAGCCAAAGGCAACGATTTGGTGCCGATTCCCGGCACGAAGCGCCGTAAGTATCTTGAAGAGAATGCAGCAGCGGTGGACATTACGCTGTCGGCTGCTCAGGTTAACGAATTGGACGGCATCTTTCCCTCCGATGTGGCCGCAGGCGAACGCTATGCTCCGCACATGATGGCATTGATCAATCGGTAGCCGAGCCCAAGTACTGAGTGTCGGGCGGCAAACTGGACAACTCATCGGCTTCGCCACAGTGTCCTGTCCGGGCAATTACGGAGATATCCTGTAGTGGGCCTTCCCGCTCTGCCCTCCTCGGTCAGGGTGGGAAAATCCATTTAAATCGAATGCTAATTGCTTATTACCAGGTGGAGACTCATGAGCAACGAACTGGATGAACTGAAAGAAGCAGCGGAGCGAGCCAAAGAAAATCGGGCGATGGCTCCGGTCAGCCTCACCATGGCGATCCTGGCGGTGCTGGTGGCCACCGTTTCGCTGCTGGGCCATCGGGCGCACACGGAAGAAATCCTGCTGCAGACCCGGGCCACTGACCAGTGGGCCTATTACCAGGCAAAGAACATGCGCCGCAACAATCTGGAGGCGCTCGACGACGTGCTCACTGCACTGGAGAACACCAAGGCCGAACGTGCCCAGGAGGTGCAGAAACACTTCCATGAAGAGATTGACAAATATCGCGACCAGCAGAAGGACATCCAGAACGAAGCGCGTAGCCTGGAAGCGGAAGTGGGACGCGCCAGCCGTCGCGCCGATCGCTTCGACCTGGGCGAGGTGTTTCTGGAGATCGCGCTGGTCGTCACCTCCATTACCTTGCTCACGGACAAGCGCGCTTACTGGTACTTCGGGATGGTTCTGGCCGTCGTCGGCCTGGTTGCAGCCGGCAGCGGCTTGCTCGCGAAGTGAGGCTAAGGTGGCCCGATCTTGAGCAGACCTCAACGATTCACCCGCAACCTATGACAGAGAGGCAGTATGCGTTCCTGCAACGCTGCGACGCCAATTTTCGAATGAGCATCGTGGGGTGGGATCTGAGCCATGCTGCGGCTTGCAATTTCGCCAGCGCTTTATTGACCACTGCCAGACCACCATGGGCGTTCCGATGGGACCACGGCAGCGCCCGTCTCCCAAGGCCGGTGGCTGTGGCGCCTTCTGAGTTTCAACTGAGCTGCACCGCCGGACTGCGAGTTTTCCTTTGCGAAAACCTCTGTTTCCACGGGGAATGTACGCCTGTTCCCAACTCCCAGTGCGATTCTACACAGTGTTCGTTACGTAGAAAGTTGGCGCTGTTTGGAATTGTTGGAATTCGACTGCAGTAATGTTTGAATTGCGTTGCAGTGAGTTTGAATTATCTTGCAGTGAATCGGCAGGTCAACCACAGGACCAGGGGATTGGAGGTTCAAATCACTCTATGATTCCGTTGGTTGCGGGGGTAGATTTGAACCATCGACCTTTGGGTTATGAGCCCAACGACATCCGCTAACTACCTATTGATTCTGCAGACTTTGTCCTTCCAAGAAGCCTAAAAGATCTCCTAAACAGGCATGTTTTGTGCCCAAGTTGTGCCCATCGGCACACACGTTGCGGATGCTGGAGTTCGCCTCACGAACTCAGCAGGAATCGAGCCAACAGAAATGAAGAAGAACAAATGCTTACCAGCAAACGAGTAGAAGGACAGGTTCAATACAACAACGGAGAGTTTGCCGAAGTCGCTACCCACGGAATTGAAGGGATTGAGACGGGCCTCGCATTAGAAGCGATCCAGATCCATCATGAGGATACCGAGAATACGCCTGAGGAGTTCCAGCGCAGATTCCCGGTCGGCACTACACTGAGCATCTTAACGACCACTGAAATCACAACCAAGAGCGTGGAGAACATCCCCGCAGGACGACAGCCAGCATCGGCGGAAAACTGATGCTTGATCTACCCCAAACACGTTTAGGAGACCCTATGACCACAGACGAATTGAGAAGGTCCGTGCGTTCCAAGTTGGAAGCGGCGATCCGCGCACAACGCGAAAGCTGGGATACGGCGCTGGGGATACAGGAGATCACAGGCTACGCTGGCGATATTCATGCCTTTGTTGCCGAAACAGCCGGTGCTTTGAACGACGATGAGGCAATTCCCGATGATCTCGTGGACGACCTGATCTCGTCCACAAGTGTGTCCTGGTTGCGCCCGGGGGCGACCGCCTAGAGCCACGAATTCAATGAACAGGTTTTAAGTCACGCGGACGTCAGTGAGGCATGAGCATGAAGAAACAATCGAACAAGGTCGGTGAGAATCCTGTGAGCCGCGGCCGGCATGAGTCCCAGTGCCGTATCTGCGCGCACCCGAAACGGGATGAGATCGAGGAAGCATTCATTACTTGGTCCAGTCTGGCACAGATCGCCAAGAAATACTCTGTCAGTCGAGATGGGGTGTATCGCCATGCACACGTATTCGGGCTGACGGGACAGCGGCGTCGAAACATTCGGGCTGCCCTGGAACGGATCATCGAAAAAGCAGGAGAGGTGGAGGTAAACGCTGCCGCTGTAGTGAGCGCCGCCAGCGCCTATGCGCGAATCAATAGCCGCGGCGAATGGGTGGAGCGCACCGAGACCGTCAATCTCAATGCTATTTTCGAGCGGATGAGCCTGGCCGAATTGGAGGCTTACGCCAAGGACGGAGTTCTGCCCAGTTGGTTTACCGAGGCCGTAGGTGCGACAGCCTCCGACAGTCAGGAAGCCGAAAATGACAGATAAGTTATTGAAAGCAACGCAACGAACACCGCTGTTAGACGCGACACCCTGGCGCCCTGGCGACTTTGCGCTCGGGTCACTGGAATCGCGAGCGGCCGTCCGCGTGATGCTGGCGGAGCGGCAGGCGGCACGCCAACGCGAGGCTCAGGGCGCACATGTTCAGGACGCCGTGCGTGATACCTACACTTGGGTTACCGAGCACACGAAAACGTTCAATGAGCACTGGCTGGAAGAAGGCCGTCCCTCACCCTACGAGCCCTTCCCCCGCCACGACTATCTCGCCATCCTCTTCGAGATCCTCGACGCAAAACGTATCGTCTGGATCGAGAAATCCCGTGACCTGATGATCTCGTGGGCGTGCGTGGCCTATCTCACGTACAAAGCCATGACGATTCCAGAGTGTGGCGTGCTCTTCCAGACGCAGAAAGAGAATAAGGCCATTCAACTGGTGGACTACGCGAAGTGTCTTTACGACCGGCAGCCAGACTTTCTGCGCGACGCATTTCCGTTGACCAAGCCGACCAAGGATCAGTCGGCCCTCTCACTGGAATTCAAGAACGGCGGCTACATTTCCGGCATCCCTGGCGGTGCCGACCAGATTCGCTCCTATCACCCGTGGGGATATTTGAACGACGAAAGCTCGTTCCAGCCCGAGGCGGGCGAATGTTACAACGAAGCTCTGGCTGCCGTAAAAGGCAAGATCATCTTCAACAGCTCGGCGGGACCGTCATGGTATGCGGATGCCCGCCACGACATCATTCGTAATGGCGAAGACTAAAACAGCACAGGTTCTCGAAAGCGTGCAAACGATGGCGCCCCAGACGGCGGTGGACATCATGCAGGGCGTCAGCGTCCGCCGGACCGCGGGCGGCATTTCAGTCGTTCGCCTGCATTACAGCGCCCATCCCGATCGCAATCCTGACGAACATCCAGAGTGGAAAGTACAGGAGAGGCGCACCTACACGTCCCAAGCAGACTGGGACCGCGAACAGGAGATCATTGACGAAGCTGGCGGCGGCGAGCTGGTGTTCGCAGACACGTTAGTCGCGTATTGGGACAAGATTGTTATCACGGATCCAGGGTGGAGACCTGATCCAGGATGGCAGGTCATCGGCGGCTTCGATCACGGCAAGACA